TCTCCAAAAATCTATTTAGTGGTTACGCTTTATCGATTAACTTTGAAATTTAACGGTATTTTCTCGATTATTTTGAATCAATTTAATGATTACGCTGTAACTAAAAATTAATTATTGCGTCAGCATGTGTAACCATTAAATAAAAGCTTAAGAATAAATAGAGTATTATTGACAAATGTCGTATCTTTGTGAAAGATGCGGGCATACAACGACGACAAAAAGCAACTTATTGGCACACTTGCGTAGAAAGAACCCTTGTCAAGCCACTAAAAACAATGTAGATGTAGAATCTTTAATTAACGTATTGTTACCAAAAAAGGATAAAGGTGATAGTCCAACACATACCTGTGCATATTGTGATGCAAGCTTTAATAACAGGCAGAACAGGTGGAGACATATGAAGACGTGTAAGTCACAAACAAAACACACCGACGTTATTCAGCAATTAACATCGAAGGTGTGCGAGCTTGAAAAAGAAATTGAAAAGGTTAAAAACATTCAAGTGCATAACCATACAACTATTAATACACAAAACAATCAAATGAATATTAATATAAACAATTATGGGAATGAAACACTTAATCACATACCTGCGGATATTATACAATATTGTTTTATGATGAAAGATATTCCATCTTTGATAGAGAATATACATTTCGATAAAGAATGTCCTGAAAACAAAAACATTCAATTGAAGTCTCTAAAACATAAAATAATAAATATATATCAGGATAACAAATGGATTGCGAAACCTGCTGACAGTGTTCTGAATGACCTAGTTAATAAAAGTCATACTATATTAAAAAAACACTATAAGAATAATACTACTGTCGTCGAAGAAGATATGTCTCCAAACGAAATAGATGATGTTATAGAATGGCTTACACAAATCTGGAATAACAATGAAAAAATTCGGAAACCTCTCAAGACCGAGATAATAGCTGTTCTCCAAAACTACAGATAGGTTCAGAAAGCTTCAGATAGGTTCAGAAAGCTTCAGGTAGCTGCCCATAATCATTCTTTTGTTTGAAACGCAACTACTGGTGTCCTTTCATTTGGTGGAATGTATTGAATTCCGAGAAAGTCAAATATGTCTTTTTCAGATTCAAAGCCGGCATTTACATAATCTCCTTCTTTTGGTCCACGCAAACATTTCAGACCGTATTCGTTAAGCGAATATCCTTTTTCAATTGCCAGGTTTCGCATGTTAACGTTGAAGCCACCGCTTCCAGTGAAGTATAATAGGGCAAACGGAAACTCGTTTTTATGTGTCATCATAAAGTCCACCCTACGGAAAGTCCTATGACGTTTCGCTTTGCAAACAGCAAGACATTTCTTGGGACCTTGTGCGAAGATGTCAGTTACGTATCCTGATTTGACAAATGCCTCAATTATTTTTTTGAAGTTCTCATCGTGGTCAATCGTTCCATCGGGATGTGTTATTAAGACATCTATATCTCCGCTGTCTTTTTCATTCCTTCTGAAGCTTCCAGCAAGTTCTACGATGTAGTTCTCATCTATTTTCTTTATTGTGTCCTTAATGAATTCATTGTGTTTTTCCATCTCTACTCTAGGGATTCTTGTATCAAAATGCTCCCAGTACTTCAATCCAATCTTTTGTTTATCATTTAATAACTCTGGTCGTTGTTTCAAATCGTCAATGCTGCGGATACCATTTTCTTCTACAAGTTGTTTTGCTTTGGCAGGTCCAATAGCATGTATTTTTAATAAGCTTTCTATCACTTTTAGTTCAGGCCTTGACTCATATTCATCAACTTGTTTAAGGTGTCCTGTTTCTAGTAGTTCCTTAATCTTCATTTCGATGCTTTTCCCGACACCTGAAATGTGTTTCATATCATCGTATTTGGTAATGGGTCCTTCCATTTGCTTGAGTTGTTTTACAACATTTGCATAAGCCCTTGCTTTATATGGTTGCTTGTCAGCAATCTCTTTTTTTCTCAGTTTTTCAAGGTTGTCAATGATATCTTGTTTTTTGTCAGCCATTTTGATATGTAAAGATATTTTCAACTTGATAAACTTACTCATCTCAAATTTTTTGGCATATACTTTAAATATTCATAGGTAATATAGAAAGATGCCTAAAAGGACGCTTCCATTAGGCTTAGATTTTTTACATGGTATGGGTATAATAATATTGATATCATCAATATTAACACTGATTACTACACCAACCTCGGTATCAACGTCAAACAATGATACACCTACTACCATTAATATCATGACAGTGAGATTCATACATTTTTTGACTTCATCATTCATGATATTCTATTTACTTATTTTCAATAAGAGGTATGATGTATTGTACTTGGTTGTTATAGGTATCATATCTCTCCATTGGTATTTCATGAGAGGGGAATGTGCCCTGAGCTATCTTGAGAAACGAGCAATGGACCCCACATATAAGCTAGGACAAGATGTATACAGTCACCCATACTTAGACAAATTATTTGGGAAAACCGTCACTTTTTTCCACAACTTGATGTTAGTATGCACTGCTTCTTTTGTGGTATATCGTGCAGTAGGAAAATATCACCATTGGGTGATGTTCTTTGTAGTCCCATATTTATTATACAATATATATGTAATATCAAAAAGGCTATGGGTATCAGATAAATAATCACAGCAAGTAAAAAATATGCAAAATAAGATAGGAATCTAAATGGGTTAGTAAGTTAATATGTATATATCATCATCTTGATATATTATTGCTTAATGCATAAGGGCCCTGCCGACGGGAGTCAGACCAACACCAACACCCAGACCAGCACCGAAACGGGCACTGTTGCCGATGGAAGGAGCAAACATATCCAGGAGGGAGAATGTAGCAGCGGCAACCAGAGCAATGGTCAGAATTTCTTCGGGATTGGGTTTCTTAGCGGGGATAAGGTAGGCAGCCAGGGCGACCATAGAACCTTCCAGAATATATTTAATGATTCTCACAATGATTTCTTTGCCATCAACAGCGAAGTTGTCCATTTCTATATATAAATTAAATGTAGAAAAAAATAATGTGAGAAATACAAAATCATATAAAGAATTACAAACATATATGTTTAAAATGGAGAACGAACGTCTTGTTTCTGTGAAAGAGATGGATTTCCTTGATCAGGACCCTCCTCTACGTGGTCAAAACTTTGTTTGTCTATCATTTGTGTCTCCAGAGGATGTGATCAAGAAAAAAGAGGTTTATGTATTTGAGGAATTTATCAAGAGCTTTAGTGATGACATGTCAGAATTCTTTGCAAACATGATTGCAAAATACACGGATGATGTTGATTCCTTGACTGCAATCAAGGAAAGGTACTCATATGTATTTAACCGAGAAGCACTCATGGACGAGTACAACTTCTTTGTTGGTAAGAACAGCGCTTCTCTTGAGGACGAATATTACAAAAAGAACAATTTCCAAACTTCCATCCGTGGTCTGAAGGTTCGTGGTGTGTTTGATTCTATGCGTGAAGCTGAAATTCGTTCTAAGGTCTTGAAGAAGATTGATGACAAGTTCAATGTATATGTAGCTCAAGTTGGTTGTTGGTGTCCATGGAGTCCAAACCCAGATGATATTGCAGACCAAGAGTATGCTGAAACAGAGCTTAATACCCTGATGAAGAAGTACAAGGAGAACCAGGACAAGAAGGATTTGTTTTATCAACAGCGAAAGCGTGATAAGAAGTTTGCAAGTACCAAGGATAAGCTTGAAGATGAGGACCCATGGCTAGCTAAGAAGAATGCTAGCGACCAAGTCGGACCCTCCACCGAATCTGTAGATGAAGGAGTTCCTATCCAAGAAGGTACTAGTGTAGAAGCACCCGAAGAGGTCGCTGAGGTCGCTGAGGTCGCTGAGGTCGCTGAGGTCGCGCAGGAGTCTTCCGAGAACAAAGAAGAACCCCAAACAGAGGCTCAATCATCAATAGCCACAGATTAATCTAGTAACTTCGTTTGACGCCTCATCTGTCTTGATTGATTTGTGCATATATATAAAATGAAGTCTATTATATTTTTTCTTTTATTTGTTGGTATGGTGTTAATAATACACGGCATATACGACCAAAAATATGCAGATTTGGAAAAAAATATGAGAGTTGAATACCGGTTCATCCCGCGCACATATTATGAGGAGCAGTTGGCAAATTCAACAGTTACTTCTAACTTTAAAAATATGTTTTCCAAGGAGTCACCATGGTATGACAGAAACGTTAGTGTTGACATGCCTAAAAATAATGAAGCCCAATAAACACATTATGCATATGTTTTCTTGACGTTTATCATTGGCCCTTTCTTTTTCTTAAACTGAGATATGTCAAACAATTCTTCTTCATCTTCTTCATCTTCATTAATGTTTTCGTTATGGATGTTCCAGAAATCTTTCGAACCTATAGTAAACTCACCGTGGTCTTCTGCTTTATACCAAAACACTTGGTCTTCTAATTTATTACTTTTGACGTTGTTGTCTATCACCAAGCACTCGTAGTTTTCTGTACATTGGTCCATTACTGAACAAAACACTTCGAAGGATGGAAACATTCCTGCATAGTTTTCGTAAATCCTCTTTCTGTTATTCACAACAGGCTCTCTTAAAATAAACACATAATCTACATTTGTACGGAGGGTTGGTGGAATACCCAGAGGATATTGCATAGTAATCATCAACATGATTTTTTGATGGCGTCCATTCATAAATATATACTTGATACTTTTGTCTTTCTTCCAGCAATCATCATATAAACAATCATCCAATAATAAAAAAGCCCTTGGGTCAATAGCACACTTTCCATAACAAGCTTGTTCTTTATGTAGCCTTTTTGTTATCATCTTCTGTCTTTTTAGGACATTGTCAATCAGTTGAGGAGAGTATTCGTCATGAATAAACAAACTTGGAATAACTTTGCAGTAAAACTTGTTTGCACTTTCAGTAGGGCTAATCACGGTTCCAATGGGAATGTTTCTGTGGTAATACAACAAATCTTTAACAAGGTAACTTTTTCCCGTATTACGCCTGCCTATAAAGACAATAACAACATCATCCTTTATAGATGATATGTCAAATTTTCGGAGATGTAACTGCATTGTGTATTATATTATACAACGTTTAAAAAATATTGAAATAAACTAATGCGAGTCGTTTTTTGACCCATTTGTCACATTTGACACACTAACAACCTTTGAATTGTTGATGTTGTTCATTGTAAGTGATAAAAGTGCTATCAATAATATCAAATAACCATAATCGTTATACATATTACTGTATAACATGATGCAAATAATGCCTAGAATGATATAAAACATTGGCAACTTGTGAAATATTGATACTTTGTCTACGAAAGCGATTATAATGCATAATATAAACGCCAAAAGAAATCTTGTGTATGGGTGTTCGAACAATTCATGAAGTATCATTTAATTATTAAGTACAGAAATATCCTTCAAAAATCTGGCTCACCAACATTGATTTCAGGGCAAGGCTGTGAAACAAAATACATTAAACCAAAAAACACACAAACAAACGCTATCACCAAAACTTTTATAAAGTATGAAATATTTGTTTCTTCTTCGTTTTTCTTATTTCTAGTGAGCGAACAAAAAAACGCAATCAATACAGAGATAACTATAGAAGCAATGTAGTTGTTCATTTGTTCATTGTTGATATTTATATCCAGTTAAAAGAACGAATCAGAACTATTAATGTTTATCTTGTCATGTAGTTGCTCTAACTTCTTTTTGATGCTTTGTTTTTTTTTTAAGAAATCACTGTTACCCTTTTGTTTACTTTCGACTTGAATTATTTTAACATTTTTCTCCGGTTCATTATGTTCATTATCTCCATTATGACCAGTATGTCTATCATTATTTACATTCACATCTGTATATACTTTTTCAGAAATCTTGTCAACATACTTTTCAGTTTCTATAACACGCACATCATTCTTACCTATTTCAGACTCTTCAATATCTTCAAAATTTTCAAAATCTCCGGTATCTACATCATCCTTTTCTCTAGTCATTGGATTTCCAATGACATGTTCACCAGATGCATTTTGTGATTTGTTTTCTAATTGACATGTATTATTTTCTTCTGTTGGTTGACACACATTTTCCTCACAATCCTCTTCTTCACCATCATCATCACCATCATCATCACCATCATCACCATCATCATCACCATCATCATCGCAATCATCATAGTATTCATCATCACTGATATCGTCTACATCATCTGTATTTACGTCTAACTCATCATCTTCATCTTCATCATCCAAGTCATCTTCTTCCTCTTCTTCATCATCCAAGTCATCTTCTTCATCTTCTTCATCTTCTTCATCTTCTTCCTCTTCTTCATCATCCAAGTCATCTTCTTCATCTTCTTCCTCTTCTTCATCATCCAAGTCATCTTCTTCATCTTCATCTTCATCTTCATCTTCATCTTCATCTTCCTCTTCCAACTCCTCATCTTCTTTACAAACTGCATTTTCATCATCATGTGTGTCTTTACTTTGCTCCATCTCTTGAATATCAGATACACTATTAGACTCATTAGTATTGAATAAAGAATCATCCAAAGGAGAGAATGGCAACATTTGTACAAATGTATCATGTATACACTTACGGATAATTGCTTCTATTTCAGTGACATTCTTTTGACGTTCAACTTTATTAATTCCATTGTCATATACGAGGTAAGGATTCTTCCATAACTTCCTTGCAATGTTCAAATAGGTTTCATGGATATATTTAGAAACGCGAGGGTAAGTTATTGTGTCCTTTGTATAGTTATGAAGCAAGAAGTATGCTTTGAAGATAGACAACACTAAAGAATCAAAGTACTCGCATTTTGTGACAGCAACAAATCTCTTATGTTCATTATGTAAGACCTCACTACCCCAATCACGTATCTCTTTTAACATTTGTTGGAACTCTTTTAACAAGTTTTTGGGTATTTTACAGTTCCTCTTCGCTTCTTCGTAAAGGTCCAATATACTTTTGAGAAAAACAGGCGTACACATTTCTTCCAACTTCATAAGGTACTCATCACGCTTATCTCGTAAATACAGTGTGTCCATATTTTCTTCTTTCATCATAAATTAAAAACAATGATTATTACGCAACGCTATTCAATGGTTTCGTATAAGGATTTTCAAGGTAAGCTTTGAGGATACTTGGGTCAAGTCTGTCTGTTTCATCATAGTCTTTCTTGGCCCTTGTGAAAGTACTTATTTCAGAAGATGGTATATTATTACTAATCTTATCGATATTATTTACAACTCTTTCAGTATACATATCACATTCTTGCTTTTTATGGGATAAACTGATACAATCTCCTGATACATATGATTTCTTTCCGGACTGTGTAGGTTCTCTTCCATTCAACACACTCTCTTTTGTCGCAGATATGTAAGCGTTGTACATGTCGTCGTATGACATTTGCTTCTTGTCGGAGCTGGCCTCCGCACCACCATAATATTCAATATCAGACAAGAATTGTTTTTGGGTATCCGGAGCATCAAAATTTGCAGTTTTATAGCCATCTCTATTCTGTTTGTTAGCTGTACCAAAATAATCTTTATCAGAAGTAAATTGCTTCTGTGTGTGTTTTGCTTTGTATTCAGTGGTATTATAGTCACCCATACCTTCTACCCTATCAATATTACCATCACGAGTCAAGTCTTCCAATGTCTCCTTCATAGTAGTACGAGCAACATCTGCAGGGTCATATATGGTTCCCTTCTTCGCACCTCCGGATATATTCATCTCATAATCCATCCTTTCTAAAGTTTCACGTAGGGTTGTCTTTGCAACTTCATCGGGGTCATATACAAACAATTGTTTAGGTCCTGTAATGGTTCCTGTTCCGGTATCATCGTGTATCAGTGTTTCTTTGATGGTAGTTCTTGCAATATCATTAGGGTCATGTATAGTAATTTTTTCATGTCCCTTGAGGTTTCCGTTAACATATTCATGAATTGTTGTTTCTTTCAGTGTAGTACGAGCAACATCATTAGGGTCATGCATTGTTCCCTTCTCATTACCCTTCAGATTTCCGTTCACTGATTCATGGACAGTTGTTTCCTTTATTGTTGTCCTTGCAACGTCATTGGGGTCGTACATAGTAGGTTTGTCGGGAATTTGGATGTTCATGTTACCGAAATGCCTTGGATTGTCAACCATTTCATCCTTGCGAGTGTTTTTGAATGCATCAGTAACAGGAGTAACAAGTGCTTTGATTAAAGATGTCAAGTTACCTTGATATACTCTTGTCGAAGTTATATCCCTTTCGTTAGCAAATACCATAATCTTGCTCTTTCCAAAATCATCTCTCTCTCCCTTGCCGATGTTATATAACGCTGCATTGCGTAAACCGTACTCACCAAATTGGGAACGAGATGTTCCTCTTACACTAGGGTCCATGATTCTAGCTTTTGCAGAAGAAGTCATGGCACTTCCTACATATTGTGTTGTCGTATCCAATCTATTTGTATTCTTAACGTTATATTCGGGTATTTCAGACTGTTTCAAGTATGCACCCGTTGTTCTCAAATAATTATCAGGAGTTTGTTCGTAGAACGTTGTAACCCTATTCTTTTCCATCTTTCCTACTTCACCTCTCAATTTAGATTTCATACCGTCTACTGTTCTACCAGCATATGTAACCTTGGGATTTGTTGCAACACGCAATTGGTCAACACATTTAGGCATCATCATATCTTGTACATCAAATTGTTGAAATCCTCCTGTAGGATTTGACGTGAACCCTTTTCCAATACCGGGACCGACTGTAATTTTTTCAACAGGTGTGATATTATTTCTTACTCTTGGAGCCACCATACGTTCTTTGTAAAAATCATCTCTATTCTGCATTCCGTTGATATTGGTCACATTCTTTGTTGTATCATAGAATGAATCAACTTCGCACTTCCTCTTGAAATCAGCAGAGTTTACACCTGTAAATGTCTCGAGTAAGCTTTTATTCGCGTTTTCGTCGAGATTTTGCTTCATCCTTCCTCCAAAGTATGGTGTCATATTTTTGAATTTGAAATCATTTTTATCAATGTATTCTCCGGACAAAAGTTTTACTTTATTTGCCATGATATCTTCCTTGTCATACGGATACGTCTTCGAAACCACCCCTGACTTTACAGGGTCAAGTGATTTTTTGTACATAGCAGCGGCTTTCTTTGCTACATCCGCCTGAACTTCATTAAACTGTTGAGATTGGTATACATTTTGACCTTGAGGTATTTCAGCTTTTGGAATTGTTAAGTGTGATAACACAACTTTTTTGTTTGCTGATGACGAGTTTACCATATACCCTATAGCAGCTAATGTTACCAAGATATATAATTCAATCATTTATAAAATACTAACATATTTTTCATGTTGAAAGAACACCGATGTATGATACATGATACAAACATCACGTATATAAAAAAGATAGAATTCGGGAATTGATTGTGTCTCCCTCAATAAGCGTATTCTTACGCCTTGTGATGGTAGCTATGTGCTTCATGACACACCTTGACGTCATATTTGTGTTCAATCTTGACTTCTACACCATTTCTATTAACGATGATAGGAGTACGAAGCTTAGACATTTCAGCTTCGTAGTAGAACGACTTCTTTTCGCTATCACGTGTAGTCTCCCTCAATAAAAACTTGATAGTCTTATCCTTTGCGAACGCGGCGAACTTAGAGTATTTCGCATATTGTTTGTGCTCCTTTGGTTTTTGGTGGTATAAAACACCGTAGGAAACCATCCTAAACAAGATGCGGGCAGCTTTCCTTGCAGCATGAGCGGGACCAGTGGTTGTCTTGTAAAGGCCACCAGCAAAACCTATGTCAGAACCTTGAACTGTGAAAGTTCTCTCTTGCTTGTCTGGCATTTTCTTTTATTGTAATATTTTTATTTCATCAAAATACATAATAATATTTACAATTGTTGAATGCTTTCGCATACACCCAGTTGCGGACTTACAACATCATAAAATGGTTGTTTCAATTTACTGCTCCAATCATAAATAACATTGTTGTTTTCCAAAGGAGGCATTGCTTTCGATTGGTCAAGGGGACTTGGTACACAAGGGCGATGATTGTCTTTGACAACAAGCCTATTGTTAATGTTGAAATCGAATGGCATAAGAGCCTTATCTTGTGGGTTCTGGCACAGCCATTCCCACCTGTTCCAGCCAGTTCCACGAAGAGTACAAGGAGGATTACTTAATTTTGTATCTTCTCTTGTGAGACCATAGCAATCTTTGGGCATCTTCATTTGACAAAATTCCTTTGACGAAGGGATATACTTACCGGCAGGACAATGAGTATTTTTACGAGATATTCCAATAAGTTCAGAATCGACATCAATAACCTCTTTTTCACAAACGCCACCACCATATCCATTCATGCGAACGTCGGGAGAAGGGAAAAAACAACCGTCGCAATCAACACGAGGGGTATTCAACAAGTAATCACCAGGACCAATTGACTCTCTCAACATATGTTTATAAGTATCATTGTCGTAATTCAACCTATTGAAACTCATGTTTTATATTAATATTGATATTTTTTACTCTCGTAAAATTATAAAATGATTTTTGAAATACTTACAGTATTAATAGCATTATTGGTAACCGTCATAACGGTGATATTGGTATCATCCTTAGTATTGAAAAAACCATCGACAGATGAACAAATACCAGTTGCTTCTACGCGCGTACCTGCACCAATTTTATGGAGTGAGAATCTGAGAAACAACAGAAATTATGACGCTTACCCGCCTTGTTTCGATTTGGACATAAATTCAAAAGCTATATTCTCCTTGATAATGGGTAACAATAAGCTGCAAAAATATAAAACACTTCTCGATATTTTATCAATTGTATTATGCTTAAAGAAAGCTAGAATGAACTCATGTGGTTCATCTCTTGTTGTCAAAGATAGACTAGTTCAACTTCTTGGAATGGGTGCAGATGTGAATGATGCAACCGTAAAGACAAAGATACAAGCGTTCATACCTGGAGATGAAAGTGATTTAAGCAAACTTTTGAGGGGTGCGATGTACCTAATAGACGGAATCATCAATGTCATCCTCAACGACAAAGATATAAGTAAAACCGACAGAGAAAATCTGGTAGGTAATGTATATAATTTTTACAATGACAATTATCCTTTTATTTACAGGCAATGTTTAAAATAACATTAATTACTAGATTCATATGTTGGTCGTTCAATGCATCTATATTATTGTATATAACAGTATAGGCTTCCATCAGTTTTTTTCGTATGAAGTCTATGTCATTCACATATTTTTTTGAAACATATGTATTGCTCAGTGCCAATGAAAAATATACTTTTTTTAACCTACACAAAGCTTCAAAAGCTTTTGTTTGCTTTTCTCCGACAACAGGTGTAGAAACGTATGGTATGTACTTAACTTTGTGTTGATAGTGCTTTGAAAACAATATACTTTCTATTTCTGTTTGATATCCCTCTGCAAAAGTAGAAGAAACACCATTGATCACATGTGTTAGGTCAGACTGCTCTTTGAGTGCCCTTGTCAACATTTGTATATGTGGGATTCTTGTATACATAAATATCTAATACTTCTTTAAATATGGGAAAGTCTGATGATCTTCTTCAAATGTTGCAAGACTTGCGTTATATAGTACAATCTGGAGGGAGTTCCTTTCAGTCAGGAGGAGGTCTCACGAACTCTGTGTATCATATATTCACGTTTCTCAACTCTATACTGTATATTGCTGTGTACATTGTTGTCATATACATTATTTATATAATGTTGACAAAAGGATATCCTAGATTTGTGATGGATATTTTTACATTGAGTTTTTTCAAGAAACAGAACCTAGATGTATTGCTCACGGAACATGAATTCCTATTGAAACACTACAAGTTTCTGATAAGGGAACAAAGTAAAGCACGAGGTGCGGACCCATACTATTTTGCTGGGCAACTTTTGCAATCAACTGACCTTAAAAAACATATTCTAGACTTAGACACATATATATACTCTGAATACAAACAGTATAAAACAAATGACAAATATCTCAAAGCTTTTAAAGATTTTTACATAAATTTTTATAAGTTAAAAGCCAATATTCCCCCCGTATGGAAGAAGTTATATATATATGAAGCCCAAATATTACAAGACGACCCAATATTACCAAAGTGCCCTGCTCCAGCTATAGAATCCCAATTATTACGCCCTGGAGCTACTACAACGTGCCAAGCTCCAGAGTTTTGGGTAGAAAACTGGAATTATTATGAAGCAAAAGCTGAACAACTCACGAAAGAAGGTGTGTTAAAACAGCAAGTTCAAAACAAAAACCAAAACCAATCAAATGATTTAAAAGTCGCTCGTTTGTTTTATTTTGATAACAATTATTACTACACCAACGGCAACAAAAAGATATATCATAACAACAAAAAAACAAACTACTTCGAAAATTCTAAGGCTCTTAATAAAGCAATAACTGATGTAGCTTCAGATGTTAGTAAACTAGCATTTCTAATAAAGCAAATGCCATTCATTTGGTTTGTTTTGACACCAGAAGATGACGCGACAATGGGCAGATTTGTGTTAGATTACTCTAGCAAATTCAACCAAGTAGAAAGCGGTACCAATGTTGAATATGACACTGTGAATGAATTTTCATGGTATATATTTGAAGCATTACGTAAAAGAACCTATACCAATTTAACATGTAAATTTATGTCTCTTATCGCATCCAAACCACTTGTAATACAACAACGAATCAAGATTTTCTTAACAGCCTACATGGGTCTTCCATATTCAAAGAAAGGGCGTTTTTTATCAAAGATGGCAAAGAACTTTCCTGAACTTACTGGGACATGGCCTTCTATGCAAGTCGATGAAAAAAATGGTAGTTGTACTTTGAACACCTCTCCATCTTCAAACTCTGATGTTAAAATGGTTTCTATGACTACTTTAACAAACTTTTTAAATAAAAATCCTATATTTGCTCATGTATATTTGAATGATAGAATTAGGCCTAATACTATAGAAGTAAAACAACAACTCTACGATAAAATTATGAAAGCATATGACCTCCTTATGTTTACAAATGCAAATGGCACGAGATTGGAAGAGAGAAATCCTCAAGTTATAATAAAGAATTTAAAAAACAATAGTACTGATTTCAAAGAGTTTGTCAATAGTATTACCATTATGGACCTATTTCTCACTGAATATCAGCCACAAATGACGAAGTTATATGAACAACAAAATGTATCAAATCAATTGTTCTTCAAAGCATTATGGGGTCCCTACTATGAGGAAATATGGGACCGTAGAATTATGCAATATTATAAACGAGTGTTTGACAAGAAAAACATGAATAAGACATATGTGAGGTTCTTGACACCTTGGAGGTCATTAGGGAGGTTAATTAAAGAAGGAAAGAGGTCAATTGAGACAGCTTTCAAGAAACCAGTATCTCTACCTGCAGACCCTCCAGTGGAAGCCGATACAAGCCCTGTAAGCTAAGGTGTAATTAAGCTAAAAGTTCAGATAAAAGTTCAGATAAAAAACATCATATTGAAGTAATAAAGAATGGCAATCCCCGTGCCTGTACCAGGTGAGTTTATCGCAGCTATGGGTACTTTTGCAGCCACATTTGCTGCTACTATTGCAGCTTCAACAGCCGCAATGGTTGGTTCCGACACAGCAGCAGATGTAGGAACAAAAGTCAACTGGTTGACAAAATTCTTAGATAGTAAAGCTAAGTGGGTACTTGACAAGACAGAGAGTTTACGAAAGCATATTCAATCTTTAACCCAACGCATGATTCAGTTCAATAAGTTCATGATAGTCATGGCAAGGTTTTTGCCCATCATCAAAGTGTTCATTGCTATTCTGTTAATTTTCACAAATCTGTTGATGTATGTCATATTGGCTTTTGCATGGTTTGCAGTCGCTATTCTCGAGGTAGGTTATTTTGTCGTATCCCTTCCTCCTTTTATATACTTAGTTTTCCTTGTGTACTTCTTCATTGTGGATTGCATCCCATTTATCATATACACAATATTGTTCTTGTCTCTATTGGTCATTGTTACATTCTTATGTATTTCACTGGCATTTTTAGATATGTTGACAGGTGGTAGTTTGAAAGTGTTAATACTGTGTCAAAACAGTCCTGCGGCATGGTACAAGACACCTGCTCATCACTTATATAACAGCTACAGTCGCGGTTTATTATGCAGTAAGCCATGCAAGAAAGGGTATGCACCTGATACAACTGGGACAAGTTGTGTTAGAACATCACGAAATACTCCTCCTTATTGTGCACAGGCAGAAGTAATGCGATTATATAGTGGTGATGGTAAAAAAGACAGAAAGTTTGCATATGGTGATTTCAGAACGAAAGCAAACATTAAGTACTTAATGAAAACACCGACAGGAAGAGAAGACATGTTGCTTGACCATTTTACAAAAAGGCAACAACATTATGATAAATGCGGAAATCCTGAAAATGCCATGGGTATGTCAAAATATGACAACATTACAATGAATATATGTAGTAATCTTGATGCTATCAAATCAACAAAGGATTTGCATGGTATGACTGACAAAGAAATAAAGAAACTAGAAATAGTATGCGGACAATCATTCTGCGATTCCAGGTCATCTTATCCATTTTGTGCAAAACTTTCAAAAGTATCTGATATCAACCTAGCAGACTTGATTAAAAAAATTATAATGGCAATAATAGGTATTATTATATTTTCTATTACACTCGTATTCTTATTTGCATATATGAATGATGAATAAGAAATGAAATAAGCCTTTCATTTTTTTGTTACTCTATTGAGATTTAGAGCAAGAAAATAAATTCATAGGGGGAGGATGAGGTACAACGTTGTAGTTTATCATTTGGCATGGTCGCAGTTGTTTCATGGATGTATCAACAACAGGGTGTTCAACAGGTTTGATGTATTCCTTACCTTGTACAACGCCATCACTACGAGGAGTGAATTTGTAAGACGGGCAGTGAGTATTAGGCCTATTAATACCAAACAATTCGTTTTCTAAATCAACCAAGTTTCCAGAAGTGACACCGACGTTTGTGCCTCCAACAAGACCAAGTTCATGACGGCATTTCTGACAATGTTCAAACTTGACAGGGTCCAACAAATAAGATAATTGAGAGACATTTTCAGATAAGTCTTGCTTATATGAACAAGTGTCATATGTTAATCTATTGAAACTCATTTTTACTTTATATAAGATATTTTATTTATCTTTAAATTGTGGCTTACTAGTCCTTCCTTCTCCATGTCCTACCATCGTTATAGAATCCGCAGCGGTCCAAATACTCGTCACTACGTACAAAATCCCTTGTGAACTTGCCACCGCGTTCAAAGGGTAATATCAAGTTATCAGGTTTTTGAATATTATCCCTTAGACAGCCTATCATTGGGATAAAGCGGTCAAAGTTCTTTTCTGCCAAAATATCACAATCTTTGATGTCAGAAGTATCTTCAGCCAATAACAACCTGCTCTCAACATTGGGTATAAGCCCACCCTTGCCAATGTTGGGCCCTGCTTGATACCAACGTGTGCACAATTGTTCTTTTTCACGCATGTTGGTAAGCTTGGCATTGTTTCGTATTTCGGAGTCTTCGTCTACGGTGCAAGCGTTCACATTTCCGTATCCATCCTTGTATCTTAGATTTGGGTTGTTTATAGTAAAATCCATAATATCATCGACCTTACAAGAACTTGTAGAATACATGTTATAGAGATTGTAGTCAGTTATTGACTTATTCTGTAATTCTTTGGTTAAAAGGGCACACCTATCCTGTGTCAATCTATTACTTTCATCAAAATACTTCATTATTTTAATAAACTATTATATTTTTTTTGCCGACATTACAATGTAAATAGGCAATCGTTAGAATTGTAAGTTCTTGTGCATGTTTTTATAGCAAGCGTCTCCATCCCCTTCTTTACATGTTGCATCAGTTTGATATAACCATTTTGCAAATGCACCAGCATCATTTGGTATAGTTGTACTTGGAGTGGTGTAAAACTGTCTATCAGATGCTTTCTTGTGGAAAATATCATCAACATCTCTGTATAAATTTGTATCAAAGTTTTTTTTGATGTCCGTTTTGATTTGTCCTTGGTATTTGCATGCTCTTGGTCTTTCTGGATGTTCCTTGTAATCACTGATAAGCACATTCATGAATGGGTTGTCCTTTGACGGTTTCTGGCACAATTTTTTTGTATGTAACTCTTCCATAAGACCCATCTTCTCTAATACAGCATTATCATTTTTCTTGTTATTGGCGTCTACATTATACATCATATATGTTACTAATGCCATAACTATTGGTATGAAAAATATATTTGTATCTTTCTTTACCAAAAATACAACACATGACAAGTATATTGAAAACCTCATCAATGAGTTTAACTGTTCAGTGAATGACATCTCTGAACTAGGAAAAAAGTTAATAAAGTTTTTGTTTGTGATGAAATTCCGTATGTCCTTAAACCATATCTTTTCCATTTATTATTAATCTACATTTTTCTTTCTCATCTCCAACTTCCTACGCAAACGCTCTCTGGTGTCGGCTTTCTTCACAACATCTTGTTTGATGTTGGTCTTGCCAGTTTTCATTGACTTCATCATCTGATTGAATAGAGGGTTAGATGTAAAAGGATTGGGGACACCGCTACCACTGAACATATTCATCATATTCATGGCTTCACCAATGAGGTCTTCTTGTTTGAACTCACCAGTTGAAATCTTCTCATTGAGAGTAGAACTGACCTTTTGGATAATGTTTCCAAGAACGTTGTTCTCACCTGACATGTTAAACATGTTCTTAATGAGGTCATCAGGGTTATCTGTTTTAATACCTGACAAGTCAATGTCTTTTGAAATTTCCTTAGCAAGGTTAGCTATTTTGCTGTTATTAAGGCTGTCCAATATTTTAGATGGGTCAAAGGAGTCGGTTGAACCGGAAGCATCAATATTAACTTTCGTTTGACCGCCGTACTCTTTGATTTTCTCAAGAAGAGCTTTGATGTCATCGTCAATAACATCGTCTTTCTCTTGTTCGTATTCTTCTGAACCATTTTGAATAGCACTGACAAGTTTTAGGACTTGCTCTAAAAGCTCGTTTTCATCTTCAAGCTTGTACATATGAGCAAAGAGAGACAAGATATACACATAGTTGAATACGACATTTTTACTGTTCTCAGTTGTCTTGGTAATGACATCCGCAAGCTTAATATTCTGACAAACCATGCGTTCTCCAAGCGACTCAAGAGTTACATCATGTTTGCTCACATTTCCATCAATCATGAAGTTCTCAACAAAGAACTCGCAATATTCATGAGAGGCTTTATCAATAAACTTGTAAGACGCCTTAACAGATTTCTTTAGGTCATCATCAATTTCCTTGAGGTCCTTAAGAAATCCCGAAAAAAATTTGTTGAATATACGAACAGTTTTATCTTTGTAATTCATTTTTATTCCATAAATTCCAAATCCTTAAGTATTGTTAAGGCACTTCTCATTTAGAAGAACCAACACTTTAAAGTACTTCCAAATTACATCTTTATTCGTTGTGTCCAGATTCTTCCAAATGTTACGGATGTTACCAATGAACTCCACCCAATACTCCTTCCTTTCACTTACAATATCATATTCGTTGGTAAGAAAGAACTCCTCATTTTCAGTAAGAATATTTTCTTTGTATTTGTTGTAAACATAGGTATTGAAAATTGACTGAGGCTGCTTCTTATCAAGGTTCTTGATGAAAGTAAATCCCGACTTAAACTGCGAGAATTGCTGGATATGCGGAAAAGAGGAAGCTAGTTCCTTGAGAAATTCCTCAGTTTTTTCATTGAACAGGTCAATGTACACGCCTTTATTCGCCATTGTTATATATAAAACTATGTACTCTTTAAGTAATTTACACAGTTGAGCCTAAAATCGGACATTGCGTTTTTGAAAATTTGCGTATCACTGTCCCTTGCTTGCATGTATTGTTCCAGGATGGACGTACCAAACTGGCTTTTAGATGTGACGTCTACATTATCTTGCGAAGCCGCCATTATATGTTTATCAAACTCGACCATAGAATACTCTTGATTACACAGTTCTTCAGAATAAAAATCATATAGAACAGATACATTATCTGATTGATGTGGTGAAAATGTTTCATTCTTATGATACTTGTCTAATGTTTCATTTGATAGTAGTTCTGTATAATTGTTATTAAGACACTTTTCATTTAACACAACCAACATTTGAAAGTGCTTCCAAATTACATCTTTCTTCGATGCATCTGCATTCTTCCAAATGGTGCAAATAGTATCAATTAACTCCATCCAAAACTCGTTATTGTCGCTCATAATGCAATCATGCTCATCTGTCTGAAAACACTCTTCATTCTCTGTAAGTATGTAATTTTTGTACTTAGTGTAAACATAGGTATTGAACGCTGATTGTGGCCGCTCCTTGTCCAAGTTCATGACTACATAAAACTCCGACTTTAACTGAGCAAATTGCTCAATATCCGAATAAGAGGAAGTAAGGTCTTTCAGGAATTTCTCAATGTTTTCATTAAAAAACTCAATAAAAATTCCTTTACTTGCCATTATTTATGTGTAACACAACTATGTACTCTTTAAGTAATTTACACAGTCAATCCTAAAATCGTACAAAACTTTCACCATTATTCATTGTTTTTTTGAACGCTTGTGTATCACTGTCCCTTGCTTGCATGTACTGATCCAAAACTGCAGTGTCAAACTTATTTTTGGAATTATCTGACGCGTCATCATCAGGAGCTGCCATTATACGCTGATCAAATCCAACCATAGTATATCCCTTGTTTGATAATTCATCGGAATCATCTAAAAAAGAGAAATTATCAGAGTAGTTTGCTGACTGGTGCAATGAAAATGGAAGAATTGATTCGTTCTTAGGAGATATAGCTTCTATGTACTTGACGATTGTTTCATCATACAGTACCTCTCCATTGTGTGTATAAATAATTGGGACACGGTCAACAAAGTCCGGCAACTTGTACTTAGAGGAATCAACACAAATAAGAACGAAGTTTTGTTTGATGTTTTTCTTGATTAACAAGTTCACAATCTCCTTACTGTAATCACAAAAGTTGCTGAAAAATAAAACATCTTTTGAAAACTGCATATTTACTTAATCTATAACTAAATTTTTTCAAGTATTCGACGCATAAAAATTGATTTTATATAAAGGAATAAATATAACAATAATAAAAATGACTACCCAACAAATGTTCTCTAACATCAACGAGCATGGAAACCATGTCGAGTTTGAAATCACCGGGGTTGATTTATCGATTGTCAATTCCCTGCGCCGCATCATCCTCGCTGAAATTCCCAACGTTGCTCTTGCATTTGACCAGTTGTCTGACAAGAACCCAGATATTAATTTCCATGTAAACAATGGCGCCCTCCACAATGAATATTTAGGTCATCGTTTGTCCCTGGTGCCATTCTGCTTTTCAGAAAAAGAAATTGAAACCTTTGACAAGGAGAAATACAACTTCAAAATACATGTGAAGAATAAAACGACAGAGGTTGTTTCTGTAACAACAAAGGATATTGAAATTTTTGATGACGCTGGCAACAAGTATCCCCTTGAACTGCACAAGCGCGTATTCCCTGCAAACCCAATCACTAAATCTCATATCCTTATCACAAAGCTCAGACCAAACTTGTACAATGCAGACAACGGGGAGGAGCTACATGTGGAATTCAAAATTTCAAAGAACATTGCCAAGGTGCATAGCAGATGGTGTCCTGTAAGTTCTTGTAGTCTGTATAATAAAATCGACCCTGTGAAATGCGACGAAGCAATTGCAATCAGGATTGCTGAAGCTGAAGCTGCACAAGGCAGTAAGTTAACCAAGGCTCAAATTGACAAGGTCACTAAGAAATTCGACTCTCTCGAGAAGTTCAAGTGTTTTGTCACCAATGAATATGGAGAGGCTAACTCATTCCACTTTCAAATCGAGTCGGAATGTGCTTTGCAACCTAAAGCTATTTTTACAAAAGCATTTGATGTTTTGAACGAAAAACTAGAGTTGTTTATTGATAACTTACAGAATCAAAGTATTCCAATCCATGCTGTTCATGAAAACCAACACTTCTATGAAGTAGTTGTAGAAAATGAAGATTATACCTTGTTGAACTTATTACAGTCTATGATTTATAATATTAAAAAACGTCAAAGCTCCCAAACAGACTTGGAGTATATTGGGTATTACCAGCCCCATCCTCTGGACAATAAAATGATATTGAAGTTGAAGTTTAAAGCCGATGTAGACGTAAGCAGGTTTCTGATTACATCTTCCTTGCGTATCATCGATACATTACAACAATGTAAGAAGGAGTGGCAGCAATCTCAATAATTTCATAGCATTTTTTGGAATATCATGATATAATGAACATAAATGAACATAAAATTATCTTTTTATTTTCTAAATGAGTAATTCTTTTTCTATTACCATTGATGATTCAAATGTGCTTGAAATACAGCAAGATGTTCCAATTATAGAAGATAGGTTCATAGAGAACGCGGTGTTACAACTTACAAAAGAGCAAATTAATATAGAGCTCACAAACCTATTATACGAAACATACAAAAACGATGTAGGAAGACATGTTGAAACTTTTCTCAATATGTATAACAAACCAGAACAAAAGACGTATGATACTCTTATACCTGCAATCATGTATAATCGTCTTGAGTACTTTGATTCAGATGAGTTTGAGATAGACGAGGAAATTGAACTCGAAACACAAACAAAGTTTGTCCAATTTCAAGATTTCCTATCACAACTTTATAAACTTATCAAATCGAAAGACATTGATCACGATACTGCGATGCAACGATTCAAGACAATGTTTATTCCTTTTACTAAACTAGATACGTCAACCCTTGATGAAAGTACGAAAGAGTCTTTAACATCTGTACAAGTTACACATGATATAGAAGCAATTCGCATTGGACCTGACAATAAGCTCTCACCTGTGAGGTTATTGCGTTCTGACATTATACAATCAATTGGATATTTCCATATTTCATCACCAAACAATGTTTCAAAATATTCCGTATTTGATTGGAATGAATATACTCAGATGTTAAGGGACCTTGGCGAAGGAGATGAAGTACATGTATACTTTAATGATTTTGTGTTTCATAACAAAAAAATTGTATATGACACCAAGGGTGTAGTAAAAAGGAAAAATAGACAAACTATATATATTGAAATCAAATTATTGGGAAGTTTAATAAAATTAAGTGTTACAGACAATGCATTGATTTCGTCCAGCTTCTATGTATATCCAAAATCATACACTGGATATATGTACAAAAAAAGAGACCTTCAATCCAAAAACATTCTTTTCAAGAACATAGCCGAAAATAAATCTTTAGTTATGCCTACACAGATATCTGAAATATTGCATATGATTTATGATGGTAATACTGATATGACTCTCCAAGATCTTAATGAGAGACTCAAAAAATATATACATATTAACGATTTACCAAAAGGATTTTCAGAGATTATAAAAACAGTGATAAGTAAAAGGTATTCCCCTCTCATAAAAACGACTGCTCCTGAATTCAAAAGTACTTTCTTGTCTATGAACAATTTCTCTAAAACTATAGGCCTTCAAACTGTGAAGGATATCAGTGGAAAATATATTGATACTGATGTACATCGTTTCAAACTTCTTCATAAGAAACTGAATGCTGAAATGATACATGTATTAAAAAGCATAGAGAAATATGTGAAAGGATTGCATACTAGGTTACAAAGAGTAGACCTTGATAAGCAAAATTCATCCCTTCAAACAGCAATATCCAAATTAGAAAAAGAACAACCGGATAACAAGGCATGTGGTCCAACGACAAAGCATTTCACATTTGCAAAGGTATATTATAATGTTGATGCCCTTACCAATGATAATAATAAGGTTATATATTTTGATGAAGAGTTAGATAAGACACCATATCATCTGCTGCGTAAGTTTGCAGAAGAAGACAATACGGAGAGTAAGTTGAGAGACGAGCTTGTCAAAATGAAAAACTCTTATAAATACGCTGATATTGAGTTTGAGGTAAGAACAATTATGAAAGGAAAACGTAAGATACGGGAGGGAGAACATTGTGTATTGGTGACACCTTCTTATGACTATGTATATATAAGACGTAAAGTGAATGGAGAGAAAATGTGGGTGAAAATAACAAAGTTGCCTTTCAAGTTCTGCTCTGATGTTGTACATACTTATGATGAAATTGCTACAAACGAAGAATGCATAGTTGATTTTTATGATGAAAAATGTATGACATTGAATGATGCTATTCGCAAGCAGAAATATATGACAATAAAGGATAAATTAAAAGTGATAGAGGAAGCAAGTACATTATTAAATAACTTTGAAACAATTGATAAGAAGTTAGGTACTGACATTGACAAATACGTACAATCGAGTATGTTTGGTAAGAAATTCATAAACAAGCCTGTTACTGGTGATTCGGATGAAATATCTGATGATGAATTCATAGCTTTAATGAACTCTGATGATTACTTGCCTTCTGTAGGAGACTTTGAACGCATGGCACGTATGTTAGAGAAACAGGAACAACAAGCCCTTAAAGTTGAACAGAATGACGATGAAAATGATTTTTACGGTGATAGTGACATTGTTAGTAACAACGAAGATGAACTTATGTTAATGTTTACTGAACAAGATAGATATGAAGTTCTCGATAACAATGAAACAAATAATAGTAATGGGTTTGAAACATTGAATAATGTAATGAACACAGGTTCACCAGTGATGGATGTCTTCGGGATACTTAATTCTTTTATGAATATTACAATCAAAGTTCAAGATATGTTGTATATTGATAATTATGTTAAAACAATAACTCCTGAACACACTCCTGAAAGTATTCACAAAAAAATATCACAAAAGCGTGCCGACTTGCAAAAAAGTATTAACAATGCTTTATATGCAAGTAATCCAGAATATAAACAAAAGGTCGATGCTCTTGTTGAGAAGAAAATGAATGATGCCGCAAGTCAAATTGTGAGTGATATGTTCTTTGCTATTTCGATAAATACAATTGCAGTATTATCATTATACATAATGACCAATTATCCTCGTGCACTCATCAAAGAAATTTATCCCACATGCGTGAGGCTATTAAGCTATCAAGGATATCCTTTAGTTGATTATACTGCACAAAGAACTCTTACAAGGTACTTGGTGTGTCTCATCAAAGGTGTTGTTTCAGAGACAGATAACAGATTTACAAAGATAGGAAACCATACAGCAGACGACTTATATAAAGCAGTCACAAAAGCTATTGACAGTATTTTGAAAAATGACTCACAGTTGAACATAAAGCTTGAAGGCAACAAAGAACTTCTACAAAAATCACATAAAGAGTTTATTGAAAGTAAGTCAGCACAATCTATTAATGGCTTCTTGCCTCAATTTGATTTTTCATCAAATGTAACAGATCCAACAATTAAGTATCTTAGAACCCTAAATGAAACAATCAAGAAGGCAAAGCATATGCGTGTCAATATGCTAAATATACCGATGTTGATGAACGCTTGCTGTATTGAAAAACTATCCCCAAATATTTCATACTATTCGTACTTCAAGAGTCAAAACGGTACAGAATATTCAGCTGCTAGAAAAGCAATAAAACATAAAAGCTCGACGAAAAATACTTACGTAAAGCCTCATAAAAAAATTGTGACTCCAAGTGGAAAGGTCAATGCTCTTGGTAATGATTCTCAATTGAAAATCCTTAAACATACAGATATTGTTATCAACAAGGAAGAACGTTCATATGATGACAACATCTCTAAGTTGTCGCGATTTATAGAAAACAACAATAACTTCTATAATGACAGCATGCTTAATGACATTGACAATAAATATGATAATGATGATTTCTGGGATAGCCAAGTATATACAACTACGATTGTGCTATGTGACGCATTAACAGAATTTATACAAAAGAATCTTAGTGCCTATGACAAGGATGTTCTCACCAATTTCAAGAGTATTATAGTTATGATGACCAACTTGAACAACATGAAAAGTGTGAAAGCCACTCTATTGAACTTTTGCAAAGTGACACTTACACGATTATTTGCAAAGATTGCGTCAAGAAAAAGAATTCCAGAGAAGGAATTAGAAGGCAATGAACAAAATATAGATAAAGAGGTATTGTTAATAAAGAAATTTCTCACACATATGTCAATTAAAACCAATATATTTAAAGATGTGCTTGATACGTGTTTGTTTCGTATTGAAGACATAGACTTTGAAAGCGATATAGTTAAAAATGTTGTTTTATTAAACTACGTTATGTTGAAGACATTATACACAATCGTTTTGAGTGGTATACACAACGAGTATGTAGAAGAAGACGCAGATGGGTCTAAAATAATGTCTCTGAGTATTACTGCATCTGATTCCTTAAAAGAGGTAATGCAATTGTATGCTGAATTGGTTTACCATGTCATACATGAGTTATTGAACACAGTCGTTATGAACGATGTAGATATAGAATTGGTTAAAAATACTGTGGAGCAACTCAGGGAGAATAAGAAAAAGACCCTTATATCGTTTTATAGTGGGAATGATGAGGAGCGTCAATTGCAAATGTTGTTGAAACGAATGGGAGTTGATGCCTGGTATTTCACTGGCGGCGAGAGTAAAGATACATATGTAGATATGGGGCAGACAAATGCTGGCACTGAAAACTTGTCGCGGAGGAGAAACCAGATACAAGACGGAGAAAACTATTCCACAAGAGGTTACTTGGGAGAAAATCATGATTTAGATGAGATACCCGAGGATTATCCATCACAGTTTGTGTTTGAGCCCGTAAATGAAGTATAATCTATATTCCTGAATTTTTTCATATCTTTCAGATATTTACATAATGTCTTTGTTTCAGATTCTTTGTCAATAATTATCTTATCTTTCATTATATCTTCGTATTGAAGATTCTCTACGGTCATCAAGTTAGAAGGTAATACATTCCCGTACAGCTTATCTTCGAATACAAACCCCAAAATATCATACTTTATCAACTGCGTTTCTATTGGGTTATGTAATGTTGTAGATACAAGAGTAATGCCATATGCCTTACCATTTCTATGTATTAATGATTTCATTTGTACAATATAGGAAGAATCATCATATTTAACAGATAATAACTTCTTTTCCACAACGAAGAACAAGTTTGTCTCATCCATTTCTAGTTCTTCATTCAATATCCCTTCAATATATGCAGCTGTTTTATTTTGTATATCTTCCATAGTCACGACGTTTATGTTGATGTCGCGGAATGTTTCATCTGATATTGATACATTTGATACATGTTTGTTAAATGTATCAATAAAAAAACGGTCATTAAATTCAACAAAATATTTTTTGTTATCAGTATCTGCTATAATATCATATGAGCTTGAAGGTATTGTTATATAATCATAATAATCAATATACTTCTCCCCAATGTTCCTTAACTTTGTTTGTATATAATTTTGAAAACAAACTAATATAACACATATTGATATAATAACAAGTATAAACATCATATATTTTTTCATTTTTAAAGTATGATGATAAAAAAGTGTTTGCCTAATCATGTTTCATCTCATAGGTACTCAGAGCATCTAATATATAATGTACATCCAAAGCATCAACCATATACATTACATATAGAACAAAAAAGGCAGTCAAGGTTCATACATCTACGCCATGTGAGGACAAACTCTATATTAAGTAATGGATTAAATGAAGCTATGCTTGCTGCTGCAAGCAAGGTAATTGCAAACACATTATGTTATCCTATAGAATCTATACGTCTATGGAACATATCAAATACGAAAGTCCAATTGTCAATACCCAATCTAATGTTAGGCTACAACATATACTTACCTTACTGTATTATCAATAATGTCATCACGTTCAATATTTTTTACAACTTCAATAATTTTTTATGTACATGTTTACCCTTGCTTTCTCTTGAGCACAGAATGTTCATGGTTAGTTGTATGACTTGCATTGTATGTACTGTATATAAAGTACCTACATCATATTATATTAAACAGACTGTAATGAATAAAATACCTTGTTTCAAGATATTCAATGACTTTCAATATATACGCAAATCATATATGGCGGTTCTTTTGGAGGATATTCCTGAATTATTCATTAAGTTTTACTTGAACGAATACCTCATAATGAATTTCTCCCTCATGAACCCTCTCATCAAATCTAGTATCATTAGTATTATATCAACTATCATTATGACTCCTATAGAGTTTTTTAAGACTAGCATTATTTGTCATAATATAAAATTAGACCTAACAAAGTTCTCTATATTAACTAGAATATCGTCTGCAGTCCTCAACACATTCCTCTTCTTTATAATATTAGACACTCTAAAGTCCTTGTAATAATCTTTCATGTGAGTCTAATTCAAACGCGTAATCAGGTTTCTTTTGTGATGCACAACAATGAATATCATTTACAGGACAATTATGACATATAGGAGTGGTTTTTTTATCATATTTCCGAAATGATATACGTTCGACACCAATAGGAAACTCACAGTAACCATTGTTACAACCTCCTCGATAGTTTTTGTAGTTTTTATTAGCTTGATAAAAGGGGCATTCTTCATTAGTATCGCATGGTCTGTCCCACACTGTCTGGTACTTCTTTGGTTCACCTATTTCATTATATACGCTGTTACATAAGCCCTTGTTATATGTATACATATCACCATAGCAAACAAATCTGCTATCAAAGGTGTCATCTTCGAAACTTTCTATATTATGTGCAAAGTTATTGTCAGTTCTCTTTAATAAATAACTCGCTCTTGATTTTACATCCTTGTTTTCTCCAATAAAGACATACTTTCCGTTTTCTTCACTTCTGTTTTGATTTTCAAGGGCAAATTGAAAGTTTCCCCCAACAGGCACACCTTCAATAGTTTCACTGAATATTTCTAAGGTTCCTTCTTTATTATCATAATATCCATCCACGTTATTCTTAGGGGTATATTCTATTGTTTGGTTCTGATTATTTGTATATTGCTCTAATATTGTCAAAGCATCTCTTGTATTTGTATATTCATTAAGTCTTCTCATGAATTGTAAACTTATTGGGCTAAAGTTAAAATACATTGTATAATAATTATTTTTTTCAAGTTGGTTTATGTTACCAACCAATGTATATATTGCTGCCTTAATATCTGCTGGAGGTTTGACACTTGATTTGATTACAATGGATATGTCTATCACTAAAACCCTCTTTAGAGTATCTTTTTCCCTGTATCTATCAAAATACATGGCTAAATCATGAATATTTGTATATCCAAACGGTATTTGGGTTTTCAGGATGTTCATATCAATTTCACTATAATCTAAAAACGTACAATCTAACGAAACGTTGTTTATAAGTGGCTTCAAAGTGTCTATGTTACTATATAAAAACAAAACTCCTTTTTTCATGCAATCCGCTATAGAAATTTCTGATGAAACCGTCACTAATTTGAGCTTGTCGATTGGAAGCTTACAAGAAACAAATATTGTTTGTATTATCCTTATATCACTATCTTTCATGTAATAAATTTGTAAGTTTTTATTAATTGTATCAACTAGGTTCTTAGGAGCTAATCTGTTAGATTCTGTAACAAAAAGAGCCAAACATTCATCTGGAACCATCGAAAGGACAAGCTCGTCTTTGGAAATTGTCAATGTATCGGTTACCCTACAATTGTATATATTATTTGTATTATCATTGCCTTCTTCTTTTTCTTTGATATTGTAAATACCTTCCAAGGAATTCTTTAACGGAATATGTAAAGGATTATCTATATACAAAGTATCTCTAGACATTTCGACTTTATAGACAAGAGAGCTCGAAGATGATGTAGATGCTACAAAGAACACTTCTCTGTATTGTAATAGAAAATGTAGCACAATGGTGAGGAATAGTATGCTTATGAACGTGGGTATGAGAAATGTCATGTTTAAAATCTTTATTTATATTAATAAATGAATTGCATCAATTCAAGGATTGTGTACAGTGTTTTGTTTTACATATTAGCGATGTTGCTTATCATCACAGCTAAGCCATCCGTTGTGTTTGACAAAGATGGAGCTATAAGACCATTCGGTGTGGGATATGATAAAACTATGTTTTCTATGGGAGTATTCAGTGTTATATGTGCTGTTTTTAGCTTTTATATATTCTGCATTATTGACTTGGTGTTCTTAAAATAATCAATTGTAATGAAATAATGTAAATATATATTAAATGGATAAAAGTAAGATTGCTTATTGTTTTACCAGTGATGAGGCTAATATAAAATTTACAGGTAATAAATTGATTTGTGGTAAACACAAAATTGAGATTCCAAAGTATCAGCACATTCCAACAGTAACAGCAAGGTTAGTAAAAGATTTGAATACGATGAAAAAACATTACTTTATCATGAATGCAAAATTAATAAATGGAGGAAATGTAGACAAGGAAGTATACAACAAACTTGTAACTTCAATAAAAGAAGTTGAATCTACCTTGCAAGAATTAGCAATCCATCAACTAAACATTGATGAAAAAATTAATGAACTAAAAGAAAACATCTATAATATTGACATTGAAAAACAAGACCTTTTGACTTCTACATCTCATTTTGACGCCGCTTTAGGAACTAAATTAGCTCAACTTCACTCGAAGAAGTTGTCATTGCACAAAGCTGTATCCACATACATGAAAAAGAGAGGAAGTGAATATTTCCGGGACGGTGTTCATCAAATCAATTCCCCACAAATCGATGAAATTGTGCCAGACGTGAACTCAAAACCGAGTGTATCACCACCTAAACCAAAAAAGAAAGCAGTGAAAAAGATTGTAAAAATGGATGAGTCCAAAAAACAGGATATTAAGGATAATATCAAACGTTTACTTAAAGACGTATTCAAATTTAAGGATAAAGTAGAGTGTTTATCTCAACAGAGAAGTAAAGATTTTTTCACATCAAAAGATGGTATTTTAGAAGCAATTGAGAATAATTCAGAGCTGAAAAAATTGATGCCATCAAACTATAAATCTTTATCAAAACAACAATTGTGTTCGTACTTCTTTGATTAGTAATACTATAAAATGGAGGCTTACACTACTCAAATCCTTACACCTCGTGGATATTTCTGGGATGATGACGATAGGTCTATGAAGCATCTCTCTTATAGCACTGATTTCGATGAAAAGACAAGACTTAGTCAAGGTGCTCCAACATCTATCACCCAGATTTTGAAGGAGTATATTTTGGAAGAACAAAGTCGCATGTACCAGGATACATGCTCCAACAATACTTATAACGAACAAAACGAATTTTTAACATATTCTGATTCTTTGGATTCCTGGCATTCTTCATCGTTATCCGATTATTCATGGTCAGATTCAGAGTGTGACACAGGAGACAGTATGAGCAAAGTCGATAACATGAACAATATTGACAATACTGGGAATGCATTGAATTCATTCAATGAAGAAGATACTTATCAAAGTACATACAATTTACAAGATAATGATACATCGGAAGCATATGATGGAAACAACGACAAATTAAGCAAAATCATCGAAGATGAAGTATACAAGAAATTCAGTTATTTGTAGTATTTTATTTTTTTACTTCCATTATAATAAATGTTGAGTAAGATACATACTTTTTACTTTTTCTTGTCTTTTGCGGTTGGACTACTAGTATGCTATGTGACGAATCCCAAACCAGAGGTAATCGTGAAGTTTCCTTCTCCATACAATGCAGGGCAAGTTACATACAAGGGTGACGATAATACATGTTATAAATATAAAGCAGACAAGGTTCAATGCCCTCTCGACAAGTCAATGATTAAACCACAACCGGTTATGTCCTAAATGTTTACGAAATTATTAAAAGAAAAAAAGTATATAAATTATAAAGAATGCTCACAGAAGTTATGAACAACCCTACAGGTCGTATAGTTGTCTCTGTTTTATTAGGTTTCGGTCTAGCAACAATTTTCAGGAAAGTGTGTAGTGGCCAAAACTGTGTCATTGTTAAAGGCCCATCTCCAAGTGACATTTCTAAATTCTTTTACAAATACGATGAAGACTGCTATAAGTATACACCTTATGAAGCACCATGTGAAAAATAGATTTCGTTTGATTCAAGTTTATAAAACCGCTGATATATTCAAAATGAACAAATCCACGCCTCTTTCACAATTACCCAATGCTTTGGCTGCTCAAACATCCTTTGTAAACGAACAACAAAAGCAAATCATTACAAATGCTCAGAATGCTATTAACACTATGAGCTTACCTCAAAACACTCAACCTTCTGCGGATCTTGCTGGAGCGGATGATGATGCAACGATCCAGGAAGTGTTAAACCAAATCAACTTATCAAGTGGTGGCCCAACCCCACCCCCTCCCCAACAGCAACAAGTTCCAATGAATATGAATCATTCAGCTA